GACAAACCTGATAAAGGAACTCCGCTCGTACACTTGGGCCACCGACAAAGAGGGCAAGGACACGGGGGTTCCCATCGATTCGTTCAACCACGCCTGCGATGCCCTGCGTTATGTGGCTCTCAACAAATTGAGGGTAAGCAATTCGGGTAAGTATGTTGTGGTGTAACTTTGCATAAACTTAAACCCCTAAACAATATGAAAGATTTTGTCGTGCGCCTATTAGATGAAAGAAACGAACTTCACACAAAAATGGCTAAACTTCATGATTTTATTGAAAGCGATGAGGCTCAATCGATTGATAAAGTTATGCTTGGACTAATGAGAGTTCAATATCAAGCAATGAAAACTTATAGCACCGTTTTGTACGAAAGAATAGACTTGCTACTTAAATGAACCCCGAACGCATCCTTGACACGCTTTTGATTTTTGGCAGATTCGTCCTGCTATTGGTCTTGATTTTTGCAATCGCTTCCCTATGAAACTCATCCACTACTACCACATCTATTGCGGAGGCGGCGGCCAATGGCAACTTATCATGAATCAACACATGATGGCCCTGTGCAACTACGGCCTCATCGACAGGCTTGACGAGATTCGGGTGGGCATCGTTGGTCCACCAGAGCAGAGGAAAGCCGTGAAGGAAATCTTGGAGGGGTCGCTCATCGCCCACAAGGTCAAGGTCGTGGTCACCCGCACCAACGCATGGGAGCAGGCGACACTGACCGAGATGTACAAAGCTAGTCAGGATGAGGATGCCGTGTACCTGTACGCTCATACTAAGGGCAGTTCCGACCCATCACTGATAAACCAACTGTGGTGCAGGTCGATGATTTTCTTCAATGTCGTCGCTTGGGAGCGGTGTCTTGCAGAACTGGAGAACGTGGATGCGGTTGGAGCCTATTGGCTGACCAAGGAGGAGTTCCCCCAAATTGCAGACCACAACAACCCCGATGGATACCCCTATTTCGCTGGCACGTTCTGGTGGGCCAAGTCAAGCCATATCCGAGAACTCGGAGAACCTGTCCGAGAACACCGCTGGCAGGCAGAGCATTGGATTGGGAAGCGGGAAGGGATGACCGTGTACAACTCCTGCAAGGGATGGCCTGCGCCTGATAAATTTGTCGTTACTTTTTAGCCATGCTTATCAATATCGTCACCCCGTGCAGTAGGCCCGAAAACCTCAAAGCCATTGCCGAATCCATCAACATCCCAAGCAGGCACTACCGTTGGATTGTCGTACACGATGCCGAGGAGTTTCCCAATATAGAAACACCAAAGGAGGCAGAGCAACACCTGTACCGAGAGCAGGGAAGTATTGCAGGCCACGCTCAACGCAACTTCGCCAACAGGCTGATTGCCGATGGGTACGTCTTGCAAATCGATGACGATACCATTCTACATCCCGATTTTTGGGAAGCGGTTAAGGATTGCGAGGAGGACATCGTGAGTTGGGCGCAAACTTGGGCCAACGGAGAGCATCGATTGGCCGCTGGCAATTATTGGGTGGGAGGCATTGATTCGGGGTCGTTTATGGTCAAGCGTTCAGTCATTGGCGACCTCCAATGGATTGCAAGTAGATATGATGCTGACGGATATTTCGCCCAGCAAGTCGTGGCACGAACAAAGAGCCAACGCAAAATTGAACAATACTTGTCTTACTACAACTACCTTCGACCATGAATTACGAACAACGCATCGCAGAACTACTGCAAACCCCAAGGGTCTATTGGACCGCCTTGGAGAACGAGAACAAGGTGGATGGCCTTGTTGACCTTTGTCAAAAGTATCTCAAACCAACGGACAAATGTGTAGAGGTTGGATGCTTTTCAGGTGTCAGCAGTCGTGTAATTGCACTTCACTGCGGAGAGTTGCATTGCGTGGATCCTTGGTCTTGGGGTGCGGTAGCACAAGCCGAGCAGATGTTTGATTCAATGCTTGTAGATTACTCAAACATCACCAAGGTCAAGATGACCAGCGTTGAGGCATCCAAGCAATATGCCGATGGCTCTCTTGATTTCGTGTACATTGACGCTGACCATTCCTACGCTTCGGTCGTGGAAGACATCAACGCTTGGAAGCCGAAGGTCAAGCAAGGTGGTTACATCGCAGGCCACGATTCCTATATGCCTGAAGTTCTAAAGGCGGTCAAGGATTGCCTTGGTGAACCTCTGCAATACTTTACCGACACATCATGGATCATTAAGCTATGAAACTCCAAGACCTCACCATCGACCAATTCCAACGGATAGCCGCACTGGAGTTCAGCCCTGCGCTTACGGATAGCGACAAACGAGTGGGCGTAGTTGCGATTGTGGAGGGTGTGGAAGTCGCTATCGTCAGGGATATGCCTGCCACGGCACTCACGAAGCGGTACAAGGCCATCGTGAAGGAATGGAACGAACTGCCTGCACTCGCCTACAAGCGGAAGTTCAAAGCAGGGGGCAAGTGGTGGATTCCAACGGTGTTCACGGACGAACTCACGGCAGGGCAGCTCATCGACCTGATGGATATGAACACCACGGACGAGCGCCAACTGGTGCAGAACCTACACCGCATCATGGCAACGCTGTGCAGGGAAGCGGGGTTCATGGGATGGTTCCCGAAGAAGTACGATGGGGCAGGCCATGCTGATAGGGCCGAACTGCTCAAAGCCAACGCCAAGATTGGCGATGTTTGGGGGGTGGTCAGTTTTTTTTTGCTAAGTTCCGAAAGCTACTTGAAAATTTTGAGCGACTATTCAGCACACCTGACGAAGACGGCGGCGGCCCTATAACGAATCCCCTCGCTGGCTACGGTTGGCTCATGGTCGTGTGGAGAATGGCCAACAAAGACGTGCTGAAATTCGATGCCATCTTTGCCATGAAGGCGGTGGAGTTCCTGAACTATGCGATGCTGATACACGACATCTTGGAGGCGGAACGGCAAGAGGCAGAGCGGATGCGTAGGCGGTAGGACACTATTTGCGTGGCTGGACATTTACCAGCATGGAGTTCGATGTATTTGTTGGTGGGTCAGGGAAGAAACTGACCAACGTGCAGAAGGAAGCCTTGGCTGACTTTGGCGTAACGCTTGCGGAGGGAACTATCGAAAACAAGTCCTATGCTTTAGTCACCAAATGGCTCGAAGGCGTGGTCAAGTTAGCCAAGCAGAACCTTGCCAACGCCAACGCTATTGCCAGCAATGCCCTTGCCCAAAGCATAACCATTGAACCCATCACCCTGACCGATTCGTCCTTTGTCGTGGCTATCAAGGCCAACGATTACTGGAAGTTCGTTGACCTTGGTGTCAAAGGTGCGAAAAGCAGTAGCCGTGCGCCGAACAGTCCGTTTCAGTACAGGGATAAGCGGCCTCCTATCCGACCCATCCAAGAATGGATTGCCTTCAAAAGCATTCCTTTGCAGGGAAGAGATAAGATTGCCGCAAACCGTTCCTTTGCCATCAACATCGCCAACAAGATTCGGCGGGAAGGCTTGAAAGCCACCAACTTCATGTCCAATGCTGTAACCGAAGACATGGTCGCCGTCCTCACCGAAAACATCGCCGAAGTCCTCGGCAAATCCATCAGCGTAGCAACCTCCCGATAACCCATGGCAATATCCGTCTTATCAGGGTCGCCCCAAGCAGCGACCCCCGTGTACAACAAAATGCTCTTCAAAGTCAGCGGCTCGCTTACCAGCGGAGCCAATTACCGCTATGTCTGCGATGTCAAGGATGCGGCAGGCACGACCACGCTTGCCCGATTGAAATGCGACAAACTGCCTACCACGAATTACGGATTTTTCGATGTCAGCAGGGTCGTGGAAACGCTGATGGCTCCTACCGTTCCCACGCTGACGCAGGCAGGCTTTGCCGACCACGCTGGATTCTATTCGGGATACCGCCTGACCTTCATGGAGGAATACGGCTCAACGCCTGTGGTGCAGACGGGAACGACTACCAACGTGACTGGCAATGTTGCCTTTGCAGGCAACTTGGAGCAGTTGGAATTGGCGGATTGGAGTGGAGGGGTGTATTTCCCTGACTTTATAACGGATGGCGTAAGCAAGGCACTTACGACCCCCACAACTCGCACGGTATATGGCACGGATTACGGATTCCTCTGCATGGGTCTATCGGGTCAGCCTTGGGATAGAGTGCAGGTAACTTATCCAACGAGAACCTTTACCGTTGCTTTGCCTGCATCGGTAAGCGGGTCCATCGCTCGCTTTGGTGCAGGGCCAATGAATCTTAAGGCACTCACATCAGGGCAATGCTCGGATAGCCAAGCGGGTTCGGTGGGATTCCCAACGGCAGATGGGTCATCGTACACCATCGCCTTTGAGGATTCGTTTGCAGGCAATTTCTCGGTTTACTACACCTACACCATCGGCCCTTGCCAGCGATTCACCTCGCAACCTGTCCACTTCGTCAACAAATACGGTGGGATTGATTCCTACACCTTCACGCTCAAGAACCGCAAGCGAGCCAATGTGCAGCGGGATACCTTTGGGTATAATACGGACGTTTACGGCACGCTCACCTATGACAAAGTGTGGGCAGGGTCATTCGATTACGTCTATGCCCTCAACTCCGATTGGCTGACCGATGCGGAAAGCGAGTGGCTCATCGAGTTGGTTCGCTCGGGGCAGGTATGGCTTGAGATTGACGGTCAACTCGTGGAGGCGGTGGTTAACGCCAACCAGTATCAATTTGTAACCCGTAGGAACGACCAGCTCCAGCAGTTGCAGTTGGAAGTTGCTATCGCATACAAGAACAACATCCTATGAGCGTCACCCTGATTGCGTATCCGCTCAACGACAGCAATGTTGAGGTGCCGTATGTCTTGGACACCATGGGCGGCACGGACGTGGCCATAACCTACTCCATCAGCGACATCGAGGACGTAACCAAGCGCAGGGGGTCGTTCAGTAAGACCATCACCCTGCCGAACACTCCGACCAACGAGCGATGCTTTGGCTTTGCCTACAACATCCAATCCTTTGTGGGAGGCTTCACACCGAACAAGAAGATTCGTGCCGCAATGTGGGAGGATGGCGTGCAGGTCTTTTCGGGCGTGCTGCAACTGCTATCGATGGCCAAGACGAGGGGCAAGGTAACGTATGAGGTCGGATTGTTCACCGATGACGTGGGATTATACCAAGCCATCGAGGGGAATCTGCTCGTCAACACCGCAGGCGTTACAGGGATGAACCATACGCCAACGAGCAGCCATGTTTCGGGAACATGGACGGCATCGGGGAGCGCAAGCAGTGGTTACGTCTATGGGGTGGTGGATGCGGCAGGGTTCACGGATATCCTGAACGTAGGCGGCGGTTGGTTTCAGGCACCTTGGTGGAGGCTTGGGCCAAGCATCTACGTCAAGAAGATGGTCGATTTAATCTTCGCCGAAGCAGGGTACAGGTACTCCAGCAACTTCTTCAATTCGGCAACCTTCGGCAAGTTGGTGCTGCCCTATGCCGCAGGAACCATGCCCGTGAACTTGTCGGGGTCAAACATATTTGCGCAGAGTACAGGGAATCTCACACCATTTGCAGAACTGACAGACCAAACGCTGCTTTTCAGCAAGGACACGCCTGCGCCATTCTACGACCGACCGAACTACTGGACGGCATCGTCAAGCGTCTTTGTCGCACCTCAAACTGACACACGTTGGAACGTTACGGTGAATTTCACGGTAAGCGGTTCCGTTGCTACAACGCCATCCGCTCCATACATCGTTTGCGCACTATCAATCCGAAACATCACCGATAGCACCGACAACGCTTATATCGGGGGAGTGGTGGTGGTGAAGAATCAGGTGGCCTCGGTAACCTTTCAAGACGTGAGGATACCAGCGAACACAACGGCCAACATTGGGTTTCGTGTAAACAACGACTATACCGTTGCGGCCCAAAATTTCACCGTTCTATCAGGGTCAACCGTACAATGGACTTGCCTTGAAAACCCGACAAACATCGGAGTGCTGGATATGCGCACCGCTCTGCCTGCAGACGTAAAGCAAGGCGACCTGCTGCAAGACCTGCAGAAGATGTTTAATCTGCACATCATGGCGGATTCCCAAGACCCGAAACTGCTGTACATCGAACCGTGGGTGGACTTCTACGCTTCGGGTGCAGTCGATTGGTCGCAGAAAGCGGATGAGAATGCCGAGCAAATCCTGACCAACGGCGACCCCAACGCAAGCACCAACCTCATCTTCAAGTACAAGGATATGGGCGATTATTTGTCCAAAACCTACAAGCAGTCCTATCCACTCGCCAAGGAGGGCTACGGCGGTAAGCTATTCCCAACGCAGAACTTCTACGGCAAAGGGGATAAGGTAGTGGAAACTTCCTGCGGCACGTTGATACCAGCGTCATTCAGCACGGACAAAATTGTGGGCCGCACTTGGGATATTGACGGCACTCTTGCAAGTGGTACGGTCAAGCCCTTGCAGACGGGTTACCGCTTGGCGCAATACAACTTGGTCGAGGGGCAAACCGAGTGGGCGTACCAATACGGAGTGAGCGGCAACGTGGCTCTATCGGTCGGGATTCTCAAGATGCCCTTCATCAGCCACATCGACAACCCTTACGCTCCGACCTTTGACCTTGCATTTGAGATTCCTCGCTTGGTGTACTACAACGCCGTAAACGCAAGCGGTAGCACTATCAACTACACGAACAACAACCTGTTCAACAAGTATTGGAAGAACTACGTCAACGAAACGGTCAGCAAGGAAGCCCTGCAGTTGGAACTCACCATGATGCTATCCTCGGTGGACATCTACCAACTTGACTTCCGCAAGCCGATTTATTACGGCGGCATCCGTTGGCGATTGCTTGAGATTCGTGACTACCTCGTTGGGCAGATGAAGCCGTGCAGGGTAACGCTACGCCGCATCCTGAACCTTGCTGACTTTACACCTGTGACTGACGTGCCGATTGCAAACGACCCCGCATTCCTGTACAACGGTCCGATTACCAGCGACCCATCCGACCCGAACTACGAACCACCCGTAAACCCTGAACTACCCTCCGAAGGATAAACTATGGCAGACGTAACCAAAGAAATAGCATTAGAAGTATCGCTCAAGGATAGCACCAGCGCAGGCACGCAAAGCGCAAAGCAACGCCTGCGTGAGATGCAGAAGGAATTGATTGCAATGGCCGAAGCGGGCCAGCAAGGCACGGATGCGTTCAAGCGATTGGAGCAACAGGCAGGTTCGTTGAAGGACGAGATTGGCGATGTCAATCAGCGGATCAAAAACCTTGCCTCGGATACCAAGCGCATTGACGCTTTTGTGGGAGCGGTGCAGGGCATTGCGGCAGGGTTTCAAATCGCACAGGGAGCGGCGGCGTTGTTCGGCGATGAGAACGAGGACTTGCAGAAGGCAATGCTGAAAGTGCAAGGAGCGATGGCCCTTGCAAACGGTGTGCAACAGGTAGCCAACCTCTTGCAAAAAGAATCGGCGGTCATGATGGGAATCAACACGGCGGCTACAAACCTCTACACCGTAGCCGTTGGTACGGCGACTGGAGCGATGCGAGCGTTCAGGATTGCCCTGCTTGCGACGGGTATCGGTGCGGCAGTTGCGGCCATTGGGCTATTGATAGCCAAGTGGGATGAATTGACTGCGGCAGTACGGCGATTCTTGGATTTGCCTGATCCGAAGGAGGAAGCGGCCAAGCAAGCGCAAGCCCTGAAAGACCAAGAGGCGCAGTTGAACCGCTACCGCAATGCCTACGAGGAACACACCGATTCCCTGATTGCGGCAGACAAAAAGAGAGAGGAACAACGCAAGAAAGCGGCAGAGGCAGAACGCCAACGCTTGCAGAAATTGAGGGATGACAACAAGGCCTTCATCGCCTTCATGGAGGAAACCAATCTCCTGCTATACGAGGAAGAACTGGATTCGCAGGCACGCAAGGAGCGGTCTTTGGAGGCGGCGATGCAACGGGAGGCGGCCATTCGCTTAAAGGCCACACAGGGTGCGCTTGCAAGGGATAAGGCAACCAAAGAAGGAGAACTGCAACGGGAATCCGACTTGCGGCAAGCCCAGCAACAGATGGCTGACCAGTCCTTTGGCATCATTGGCGACATCATCACGGCAACGGCAGGTGAGAGCGAAAAAGCCCAGCGAAAAGCGTTCAACGTGTCAAAAGCGGCGAGCATTGCCCAAGCCATCGTCAACACCTACCTTGGCGTGACCTCGGCATTGGCTTTGACCAAAGAGGTCTTTCCAGGTCAGCGATTCGTTCAGGCGGCGTTGACCCTTGCCGCAGGTCTTGCAAACGTAGCCAAGATTAAGGCCACGCAATTCCAAGGAGGCGGTAGCAACACAAGCAATACTGCCGCACCATCAGGAGGGAGTTCTACGGCAACGCCATCCGCTACATTCAGCAACCCCAACACGACTATGCTTGGCAATCAGGGCGAGCCTGTACCGCAACCGCAAGGCAGCCAACCCATGCGAGCCTATGTGGTAGAACGTGACATCCAGCAGACCACCAGCAGGGTACGCCGTTTGTCCGAATTTGCAACATTAGGCTAAGTCCTACATCTCCTCGCATGGAACTACCCGTATATCGGATGACTGTGGATGAGGTGGACGAAGGCGTGCAATTTGTCGCCCTCGTTGATATGCCTGCCATTGAGAAACCCTTCCAAGCCTTCGCCAAGACCCCGCAACGGTTCGCTGAAACTGGAGAGCGCAGGGTGCTGACAGGACCGCTGATGCTTGCCGACACTCCCATCTTCCGCAAGGATGACACCTACGGCGAGTATTACGTGGTGTTCGACAAAGCCACCATCCGCAAGATTGTCCAAAAATACTTCAAGCAGGGCAACCAGCACAACGTCAACGCCTACCACAACGCAGAACTTGACGGTGTGTTCATGTTCGAATCCTACATCACCGATGCAGAACGTGGCGTAATGCCGCCCAAAGGCTACGAGGACACTCCCGACGGTTCATGGTTCGGCTCGTTCAAAGTCGAGAACGACGATGTGTGGGACAACCGCCACGCCTTCAAGGGTTTCTCGGTGGAGGGCTTGTTCGGGATGAAGAACACGGGAACTGAACTAGAGGTCGCACTTGCGGGCCTTGCAGATGATTTGACGAACTTTTTGCAACATATCAACCCAACCTACAAATCCCTTTAATCTATGAATCTAAAATCAGCCATTGAAACTCTCCGCACCGAACTGCGGAAGTTCACAACCCAAAAGCAAGCCTTCGCCGACTACAAGTTGGCCGATGGCACGGTCATCCGTGTGGATGGCGACCTCGTTGCAGGTACTCCTGTGTATGTAATCACCGATGACGCAACCCTGCCCGCTCCCGATGGAGAGCATCAAGTTGAAGGCGTTGGTGTCGTTAAGACCGAAGGCGGCAAGATTACCGAAGTCGTTGTAGCCGAAGCCCCTGCCGCTGAAGTTGCAGCGCAAGAAGTTGAAATCGAGGTTTCTCCCGAAGGCGAAGCCCCCGAAGCCCCTGCTGCCGCTGGTGTCGGACTTACTCCCGAAGCCGTGCAGGAAATCGTTGCCAAGCACCTTGCCGCCATCGTGGAAGAGATGAAGGCCGCAATGGAAGTCGAAATGGGCAAGATGAAGGAAAAGATGGCATCCTTTGCAAGTCAAATGGAAACCATGACCGACATCGTTGAGAAGGTCGCCGAACTTCCATCCGAAGCCCCCAAGCCAACCGCATCCGCTATCGTGGAGCAACGGAAGGCCGCAACGCAGCAGAACTTCAACGCACTCGCCCAAGCAATCCAAAACCTAAAAAAATCTAACTAACCTTAACCCCCCAAAAACAAAGCCATGAGTTATTCATTTGTTGCACCGCTGACTACCTATACCGAGCAGCAGCGCCTTCCCCTCATCACCAAAGCGGTCTTCTCCGCTCGTTCGGCATCCTTGTTCACCAAGCAAGTTGGTATCAAGTCAGCCGCCGCTCTCAACCTGATGGACACCGATGCCGCTATTGCGAGTGGTGATTCTTGCGGATGGACTTCTTCAGGAACCACAACCTTCACGCAGCGCAACATCACCGTTGGTCGCATGAAAATCCAAGAAGAACTTTGCCCTCGCTCTTTGGAACAGTACTGGATGCAATCCCAGTTGACCGCAGGGTCATCTTACGACGGTGTTCCTTTCGAGCAGGCGTTCTCCGAGCAGAAGGCTCTCCGCATCGCTGAGGCCTTGGAGAACGCTATTTGGCAGGGTAATGCCTACTTTAGCGGTATCAATCAACTGCTGAATGCCGCTTCGGGTTCTACAGTTCTTGCCAACGCTTCCTCTACCACTTGGACTCCAGTATCTGCTTCCGTTGGTATTACAACTTCCAACGTCATCAGCATCTTCGACAAGGTGTACAATGACATCCCACAGGCCATCTTGACCCGCAACGACCTCGTAATCTTCTGCGGTTGGAATAACTTCCGCACCTTGATTGGCGCAATGAAGTCGCAGACTGGTGTCATGTACAATCAGGTGGACTTGCAAGGCATGGCTGACGGTGACATCATCTACCCCGGAACAAACGTCCGTGTAGTTGCAGTTCCCGGCTTAACTGGTACTAACCGCATCGTTGCAACCTACCTCGGCAACTTGTTCTACGGAACTGATTTGCTTTCGGACGAAGAACAGTTTTCCATCTGGCATTCAAGGGACAACGACTCTATCCGTTGGCAGGCAGCCTTTAAGGCTGGAGTGAATTTTGCCTACGGAGATATGATGGTTGACTTCAAATTGGCCTAAGTGTAAGGGGGGAGGGCAACTTCCCCCCGCTTTTTTATTCTTGCAACTCCTAAAATAAAAATACACTATGTCCTGCTCCTTAACTACGGGCTACGCCCTCGGATGCCGAGATTCAATCGGCGGCATCAAAACTATCTACGTTCAAGCCTTCAACCCTACGGGTTCGATAAACACCAACGGAAGCGGAACGGTTACTGGATTTACAGGTTATGCGTCAGGGTCGTTCTTCGAGTACGACTTGACCAAGGCCACTTCTTCGATGACCGAAACGCTGAACGCCAGCGTCGAGAACGGCACGCTGTTCTACACACCTGAAGTCACCTTCACCATCAACAAGTTGCAGGTAGCGGTCCGCAATGAACTGCGCCTCTTGGCTCGCAATCGTTTGATTGTCATCGTGCAAGACAACAACAGCAGATACTGGTTGCTTGGTGCTGACAACGGATTGGAGGCAACTGCGGGTACTGCTGGAACTGGTACTGCATTCGGTGACCGTTCAGGCTACGAGATGACTTTGTCGGGTATGGAAACAAACCCGATGCTGCTCATCGCAAGCACAACTTTCTCTGCTTCCGCAACGCAAATCAGCGGATCGTAGAGTATCTTTGACCTGCGGCACTCATACTCCGCATGGTTTAGTGGTTAAGGCCATCTCTTCGGGGGTGGCCTTTTTTTTTGTACCTTTGTGCATGAGAATTTGCATCGTTTACAATGCTCACCCAACGGGGTGTTCCTTTTACCGACTTGAGATGCCGAACGCATACCTTGGCGACAACTACACGGAGTTCGATTATGTATGCGTGGACAACATCGCCAACGTCAACGATGAGGACTTGAAGACGGTCGATATATGGCTTTTTAATCGCTTGTGGTGTCAAGGCACGCTTGACCAAATTCGCAATGTCTACAAGGCCCTGACGGCTTTTGGAGCGAAGGTCATCTTGGACTTAGATGACTACTGGGTGCTGGAATCGGGGCATATCATGTACCGCCATTACCTGTCCACCAAATTGGATGAGCAGATACGGGAGCATATCCGCTTGGCTGACCATGTGACCACCACCACCGAACACCTTGCGCAGAAGATTCGCTTGCTGAACAAGAACGTAACCATCCTGCCGAATGAACCGTACGAAGCGTATCAGCAGTACATTCCCGACACGACGGCAGAACCAGAACCGCACCTGTTCAAGATTGGATGGTTTGGCGGGGCGCAGCATCAGGAGGATATTGCCTTGGTGGAGCATTCGTTTGGCTTGCTTGCCCATGACCATTCGCTTGATGGGAGATACAAAATCTACCTCGGTGGATGGAACGAAAACCCCGTCTATGTAGACTACGAGCGGATGCTATCCTGCAACGGCAAAAATGCGAACTACGGCAGAATCCAAGCCGCTGACATCTATTCCTATGTGGGAGGCTATAACTTCATCAACGCAACGATAGCACCCCTGCGAGATACGAAGTTCAACCGCCTCAAATCCGAGTTGAAGGTAGTCGAGGCAGGCTGGATGGGCAAGGCGATAATAGCATCCGAAACCATCCCATATACAGACATCTTGGTGCATGGCCACAATGGTTTGGTCATTCCCTACGGCAAAAAGGACGCATGGTACAAGGCAGTCCGCAAGTTTGTGAACGAGCCTGACTACGCCAAATCCTTGGCCGTGCAGTTGAGCAAGGACGTGAGGGAAAGGTTTGACATCCGCAAGACCGCTGAGCGCAGAGCCGAACTCTACCGAAGCATCGGGCGCAAATTGTGAAATTCGGGCGCATCCTACATTTAAGGAAAGGATGATATACCTATCCCCGAACACCACGAACACTATCACCGTCACTTGGACGCAACGAGCAAGCACGGGCGACCGTTACATCTTGCGGCTGACCAACATCGCTAAGAACTCCAGCACGGACTTCACCCTGTTGAAATCGGCCAACCTTTCTTCCTACACCGAACGCTATGACAAATTTCAGATTGCCGTGGGGTCGCTTGAAACGGGTTCCTATCGTTACGAGGTTTACGATACCTCTTCCACGGTTGCTGCAGCCGTTGCGGTGGTTGAAACAGGCTTGGCGTATGTACAGGTAGTGTCGCTTACTTACAATACCTACGCAAACACTATCACCTACCAACCCTATGCGGCAAGTGCCGTGAGGGTATTCGATTCCACCTTTGACCCATCCTTTGCATGAGCGTACAAACAAGAACGCAGTTGCAGGCAAGTGCCGCAACGATTACCACCGAAACCGCCGCAGGGGCGAATACCGCCGCCCGTGTGGGTGGTTTGTTCGATGACCTTGCAGACACCGCAACGCTTGACCGTGAGCGTGGTGTGGCCAACCTTTACCTCGATAGCCCGACCAACTGGACACCAACGCAGGGGCAGGCGGTGAAGCTGACTGCTGCAATGAAGTTGGGGGTTTTATCAACCTACAACTTCACCCGCACGACTACGGCTATCACCTACACAGGCACTACGCAGGCCATGCTTCGGGTGTCCGTAAACATGGTGCTATCCCAAGGCAATGGCAATCAGGTGAAAATCTACATCGCTAAGAATAGCACAATAATTGCACAATCGATGGCTGACATCACTCTGCAACACGACAACGGCCATGCGGTCTTCACCGAAACGGTCTTGCAAGGCACGGACAACGCAGAATTCTCCGTGTACATCAACGCCGTGGATAGTGGTTCTGCCATCACGATTTCGGCTCTCACCTTTACCGCCCATACGCTATGAGTATAAAGCAATCCTTCACCCAGTGGTTGGGTATTGAACACAAAGTGCCTGTCATGTTGGAGAACAAGGCAGGCAAGTACATCACCTATGGTGCGTTTAACGAGTACCCATACTATCTGCTGGATAACTACCGCCGCAGTTCAAAACATAACGCCATTGTTAACGGAAAAGTGAACTACATCGTAGGTGGTGGCTGGAAGGCAGGCGAGAAGATGACCGTGGAGCAACAGGCCCGATATGCGAAATTCTTTGACGGATTATCCGAACACGATGACCTGAACGACATCACCGAAAAGCTTGTCCTTGACTTGGAAATCTTTAACGGCTTTGCGGTCTGCGTTCACTGGAATAAGATGGGAACGATTGCCAAGATGGAACACATCCCATTCGAGAAAATCAGGGTTGACAAAGAAGAGCGGATGTTTCAAGTTGCAGAGTGGTACAACGACGACATGGTGCAACTATACCCCAAGATTGGCGATGTCGAGAAGATTCCCGCATTTGATGCTGATAACCGCATCGGAAAGCAACTGTTCTATTACAGGGTGTATGCGGCGGGTGTCAAGTCCTATCCCCTGCCCGAATACATGGGCGGCTTGGCTTGGATAGAGGCCGATGTCCAAGTAGCGAACTTCCACAACAACAACCTGCGGAATAACTTTTGGGGAGGGTACTTGATAAACTTCAACAACGGTATCCCGACCCCCGAAGAACAGGGCGACATCGAGCGTCAAATCAAGCGCAAATTCAGCGGCACGGACAACGCTGGCCGCTTTGTGGTGACCTTCAACGACGACGTAAGCAAAGCCCCGACATTGGAGCCGCTCACGCCGTCCGACATGGATAAGCAGTTTGAGATTCTCAACAAAGCCATCCAGCAAGAAATCTTCATCTCGCACCGTGTGGTCAACCCGATGCTATTCGGCGTAAAGACCGAAGGGCAACTTGGAGGCAGGCAGGAATTGGTGGAGGCTTACGAGTTGTTTAAGGCAACGTATGTGAACGACCGAGTGAGGAAGGTGGAGCGGATGATAAACTACTTGGCTTCGTTCAATGGTGTTGAGGGAATCGAATTGATACCCGTTGAGCCGATAACTGAACGATTATCCGAGCAAGCCCTGCTGACCATTATGACGCCCGAAGAATTGCGGGAGAAAGCAGGTTTGCCGCCATTGGAAAAGCAACCCGCTGACGTCGTTGGCCCGAATCCGCAACCTGACGAGCAACCCCAAGCGCCTGCGCAGTTGAGTAACGACAATATCAAGAAGCTATCGGGCCGTGAGTACCAGAACCTGATGCGGATTGTGCGGCACTATGCCCAAGACAAAATCACGCTGGACATGGCTCGCACCATGCTGGCATCGGGATTCGGATTGAATGCAGACGAGGTAAACACCCTGCTCGGAGTGCAAGAGCAGAAGTTCAGCAACCCTAACGAGCCATGGTGGGGTGAGGAAGACGATGAATCCGACCTCGGTTGGGGCGATGAGGAGTTCAAGGTTTTGGAGGTGGTTGCCAGCAAGTTCGGAAGCAATGCGGACGAATATGTTGTCATGAATAGCAGGCCAATTCGATTTGATTCCGACTTGGACACCCAAGTGCGTCAAGCCTTTGCCGAACTTGGCGAGGAGGAGAAGGAACTGGATAAAAAGATTGAGGCCTACCGCAAGAAGAATCGTGACGCAAGCGTTGAGGAGATGGCCAAGGAGTTCGGTGTGAGCAAGGCCAAGGTCGCCAAGCGTGTGGCCTACCTGATGAACAAAGACCGCTATCCCATCGCAAGGGCCGTGGACACCATCGCCAAAGAAGGCGCAAAGCCAACGGCAGAACCTGTGCTTGAGGTGCGGTACAAATACGCATGGGCGGCAGGATTCAGCAATGCCGACAAGGGCAGCAGCCGTGAGTTCTGCAAGGTGATGCTGGATTTGGCTGACCAAGGCAAGGTCTATACTCGGCAGGATATTGACGGCATCTCTTCCATCATGGGCTACTCCGTATGGAATCGCAGGGGTGGTTGGTATCACACTGCCAGCGGCGTAAACCGTCCGCAATGCCGCCATGTGTGGGAGCAGCAAATCGTCATCCGCAAAGGCAACAAAATCAGCAAAGCATGAAGGCACTCTTTATCAGCGAACAAACCCTGCTCGACAATAGCGTAATAAACGAGAACGTATCCTTCACGCAGATACGGCCAACCATCGTCAAGGTACAGGAGATGCGGATTCAGCCCATCGTAGGCTCTGCCCTGTACAACGAAATGGTGGGGCAAGTGGTGAGTGGCACAACCACGGCCTTGAACAACACCCTGCTGGAGGACTACATCCAGCCTGCGATGGTGCAATGGCTGTACTATGAACTACCCATGGTATTGGCGTTTAAGTACATGAACAAGGGCATGGTTCGGCGTACCAGCGAGGAAAGTTCCCAGATGAGCATGGACGAAATCACTCGCCTAACGGACAAGGTGAAGAACGATGCGGAGTGGTACTCGGAACGCATCACTCGCTACCTCATGGAGCAGCGTGCAAACTACCCGCTATTCAACTCACCACCATCGGCCTTGGATACTATTTACCCGAATGGCACGAACTACAACACGGGGATGGCCTTGGATGCCCGCACCCTCCGCCGTGGTGCTGGCTTGGATAGACCTTGGCCGTATGGCTACGACCCTTACTGCAACAACTGCTAACGATGGGCGCACACGCAAAAAACATCCTGAAACTCCAAAAATATGTCTTGGATAAAAATCAAGCAGGCACTCCTGACGCTTGCAAACAACCATCCGCAAGTGAACTCGTTCGGAACGGGCGACCCGTTGGCCATCGGGACGGACAACACGATAAACCTGCGAACCCCAAGCCGTGAGCGAATCGTCTATCCACTCGTGTTTGCAGACGTGCAGTCAGCGACTACTGATGCTGGCACTCTCTCTTTGGTTGTGGGTGTCTATTTCAGCGACCGAGTGGAATCCATTGCCTCGATGGGCGGCGTGGTTTCGGGCAGTCCGACATTGGGTTGGCAGGACAACGAGGACGAGGTTTTGAGCGACCAACTGCAAGTCGCTCAGGACTTCATATCATCGCTCACGAACGACCCAAGCCAAGAATGGACGCTAAGTACCAGCGTTAACCTGACGCGCTTCGTAGAGAGCCGAGATGACCGCACAGCGGGATGGGTGGCTACGCTACAGTTCCAAATACCCTACAGCCACTCCGTTTGTGAAATTCCCTCTTAATTTACATTTACCCTAAAGCAACCCATACAAAATGCCAACTCCAATTCTCCAACAAATGCTCGGCCAAGGTGGTTCGATGCAATTCATTGACGCAGCCGTTAGCGGTGCAAACTTCGACTTCATCGTGGTCAACGCTGCTGCAACCTTCACGACCTTGACGGGTACAGGTGGCGAGAACCTGCTGACTGCCTACTCTTTGAGCGGCAAATCCGTTTCAGCTGGCATCGTCATCAGCGGCAGGAACGGCGGCAAGATTACGGCCGTTACTCCATCCGTGGGAAGCGTCATCGGTTACACCTTCCTCTAAGCCATGCTGATAGGCTACGGCTACGGCTACCCAACGAATATGCTCCAAGGTGGAGTTGCTGCTGGGGTATGGGCTACCTTCAACGCAAGGGCAACCGCTGATGGTGCGACCGCTGCCGAGGCTGCCGTGGATGGGTGCCTCTTCAATCGATTTGCAGTCATCTACAACTTCTAACAATGCCGACACCATCGCTAATCCTTGTGCCTGCTCGCTTCAAGACAGGTAAACTATACACTCCCTTGGCTACGACTTCGGGGGGTACGGTGCTTGGTGCATCGGGCGACTTCAATGTCACTCGTGCGACATCAGCGACAAGGGTGAATGCGAGTGGCTTTATTGAATCGGTTGCAAGCGGAATACCCCGTTTGGACTACTACACCAGCGGTGGAACGGCTGGATGCCCTGCTTTACTCGTTGAGCCGAGTGCGCAGAACTTGGTCGTACAAAGCGAAAACTGGCTTGCGAGTGGCTGGAGGGCTGATGTTTTAGGAAATGTAACAACCGTGTCAGCGACCACAGGAACGCTTGACCCATATGGGACAAACACGGCCAATGCAATCAGTCCTACGAGTGGGAATATATCACACACAAAGATTGGTAATGATAGTGCTACAAGTTTTACAAGCGGAACGGTTTACACGGTATCCGCATTTTTCAAACAGGGAGTGGGCAATGCAGGAAGATATGTCCAAATATTTTGGGCTCCTACAAGATTTGCTTCAAATACCTTTGCGAATTTTGACCTGCAACTTGGAACAGTTGCCCTCGTAACAGGTTCAACGGTAACGGCAGGCATAGAAAATTACGGAAATGGCTGGTATCGATGCAGATGCACAAATACCTGCATAAGTACAGGAACAGGTGCAAATGGTATATCCATCGCATTAATTGAAACAAGCGGTAGTACTCGTGCGTCTATTTTTACAGGCACAACTACGGACATCTTGTACGGCTGGGGCGCACAACTTGAAACAGGCTCCATTGCAACCTCCTACATCCCCACAACGACCGCAGCAGCAACACGCAACGCAGAAAATATCAGCCTATCAGGCGCAGTCAGCGGTTGCATCGGACAGACCGAGGGGACGATATATGCGGAGGTTAATTTATCAAATCTAACGGCAGGCAAGGCTATAATGCAAATTGACGATGGAACGACTACTAATCGAATCGCTTGTTTTGTAAATACGAACCCAAATCGATTTGAGGCACTTGTTGCGGGGGGTGGCGTATCCACGATATTAACTGGAAGTATTACAACAGGAACTCATAAAGCGTCCTTTTCCTATTCATCAGGAAGCGTACAGGTATATTTAGACGGAGTGTTTTTGGCAAGCGGGACACCAACTAATTTCCCAACGGTGGCTTTAACAAATATATCCATAGGCTCAAGAATTGCCGCAGGTGTTTATGGCGCACACCTGAACGACCGCATCCGTGCTGCTGCGCTCTACACCACAAGGCTCACCAACGCTGAACTCGCTGCCCTTACGACCTAATGGCTACATTCCGAAAATACGAATTCGCCAATTACGCTGACTTTCGCGCCATTCACGATGCGGAGGCAGACCCGAATACCTGCGTAGAGTTGGGCCATGTGAACCCCGACAACGCCAAAGCGTACTGCGTGGACATCCTTTGGGAAGGCGCAGAGCCAACGTATTGGGTGCGCAATCAGGTGTGGCCCAAGCCCTGCGGTGTGCATTCTTTCCTCGGTTGGGATGCGCAATACGAAGCAGATTACCAAGAATTTGCAACACCCAGTACGAAATAACATCTACCAATATGCGACTATTTCGCCGCCGTAACCCCGACAAACCCAACCTTATGCAATCAGCAATCATCGCTCTTCTTCGCCATCTACTTACCTTCATCGGTGGCACACTCGTAGCCAAAGGGTTACTTGACGCAACCGCTTTGCAGGAAATCATCGGCGCATTAATAACCTTGCTTTCAGTAGGTTGGATGGCCGTAGAGAAAGTAAAGGCTAAACCCGAAGTTCCCAAGGCGTGAACTTAATCGAGACGACCATCATCGGCACGGTCAGCGCAATCGTTGGCGGTGCTGTGGCTTGGCTAACTCGTGGCAAGTTCCAAGCGGATAGCCTCCAAGTCAAGCAAGCCCAAGCGGTGTTGGCTATGTGGCAGCAGACGGCGGAGGCGCAGCAGAAGGAATTGGCGCAATTGAGGAATGAAATCGTAGCTTTGCGAGAGCGGATAGAGTGTTTGGAGAACACAATCCAAGTGCTTGAAGCCGAGAATGCAACCCTACGAAACGCCTAATGCTCCTACCACTTACCAAGCACCACCGCAACATCCACGACCTTTCCTGCCAATCGGGGCAGGAGTTCCTGCTCATAAGCGACCTGCACTGGGACAATCCCCATTGCGATAGGAATCTACTGGCCAACCACCTAAAGGAGGCACAACGCCGCAATGCAGGGGTCATCGTCAACGGTGACTTTTTTTGTTTAATGCAAGGCAAGGGCGACCCACGAAGGAGCAAGGAGGACATCCGCCCCGAACACAATAACGCAAGGTATTTGGACAGCATCGTCAACACGGCGGTGGAATGGTTCAGCCCCTACGCCAAGAACCTGCTGCTGCTTGGATACGGCAACCACGAAACGAGCATAATCCATCACCAAGAAACCGACATTCTGCAACGCTTTGCCAGCACCTTGAACTACGCCACAGGGTCAGCGGTGGAGGTTGGTGGCTACGGCGGTACGCTGGACATCCGAGTGATGCACGACCATCTGCGAGGCGTGAACTTCGTGGTGCATTACTACCACGGCGCAGGAGGTGGCGGACCAGTTACCAAGGGCGTAATCCAAGACCAACGCCTGCTGGCATCCACCGAAGGCTATGACCTCACATGGATGGGCCACGTCCATGAACTATACTACCATCAAAACATCATCCACCGCTATGACCGCCAAACCAAAACGCTCCTGCAGAAACCTGTTCACCAACTTCGCACTGCGACGTACAAAGAGGAATGGGATGGCGGGTACATGGGCTTTCACACTGAACGAGGCCGAGGCCCGAAGCCTCTTGGTGGATATTGGATGAAGCTGGAAACGAGCAGAAACAGCAGCAAGGATAATCGAGGCCCAGAGGTGCAGTTGCACGCCACGTTCACCCCTGCGGATAGGTTGTACTAACCCCTCGATTTCGATGGGATTGGGGAATAAATTCTCCACTATACGCCCAAAAACAGGGATTATTTTCCATAAAAACTACACCTGCGGAGGCTTGCCCGCCGCCGTGAGATAGAGGTAACCGTACTCCTTCTCTGCGCTGAATCGAGGGCAGTCCTTGGTCACCCCTGCGAAATCCCTGTGGCCGCATATCCGAGCCGTGGGGTACTTCTGCAACCATCCCAGCAACACCGCTGCAATCGCTTGCCTTTGGCCGATAGTGCGGTCATCTTCGTCTTTGCCGCCGATATAGCAGACGTGCAGGCTCGTGGAGTTGTGGCCCTGCACGCCGTTGGTGATGGCTGAATCGGGTGCTAGTTGTACGATGTTTCCGTTCGCCTCGATTATCTTATGATAGCCCACGGACTTCCAGCCAAGGGCTTCCTTCCAATATCTACGGATGGACGCGATGGTGGTATTCTTCGGGGTGGCCGTGCAATGCACAACGAGGTGGGTTATTTGGCGCATGGCTATTCTTCAGGGTTTAGCAAATAGTAGTAGTCAATGGTGTGGTCCTCGTCGTTGGGCAATCCTGACGCATTCACGCCCTCGACGTTACTCCATTGGGCTTTGGCAGGGTCGTAGCCCAGTAAGTCGCAGGCACGCCTGTACTCGCAAAGGAGGACGTGGTTCTCTTCCAGTTCTTGGGCTGAAATTGAAATCATAAGCCGCTCCAAGGCGTTTGTGAGGGCTTTTGCAGGTCGAGTGGAGTGGTAGGTCATGATGCAAATTTATACCCTTTAGGTTCTAATTATGGCGAAAATCAGGAATTTATACCGCTTCGGGTGCAATGCCCTGAAAAAAAAATAAAAAAAAATGACGCAAGAAGTCGCAAAAAGAAAAACGGTTGTATCTTTGACCTACAAACCAACCACTAAACCACAAACCCATGAACAAACTCGAACGCTACTGCGACGCAATAATGCTCGTCGCAACCTACATCGGAGGCATCGGTGTCTGCCTTTGCATCCTCCGCTGGCTCATCCACTACCTAACCCTCTAAACCACCAAACCATGCACAAGTTCAAAACCACCAACATCAAAGGGAAGGACTATGTGGAGGTCAACCAACGCCTCCTGTACTTCCGCAACGAGAAAGCTTACGCCGATTGGAGCATCGAATCCGAACTCGTTGACCTGCAACCTGACCGTTGCTGCATTCGTGCCGTCATCAAGGACGCAGAAGGCCGCATCAGGGCAACAGGCCACGCACATGAGGACCGCACCAGTTCCATGATAAACAAGATCTCCTACGTTGAGAACTGCGAAACCTCTGCATTCGGTCGTGCCTTGGCCGCCTTGGGAATCGGCATCGAAACAAGCATTGCATCCGCCAACGAGGTGTCCATGGCAATCGCCCAGCAGGCTAACCTTGATGACCTCACCGACCGCCTTGGCTTGGTTTCGACTTACTCCGACCTCGACATGGCAATCCTAAAGGCTGACTTCATTCGCCTAGTCGAGCAACTGCCCGAAGACCAGCGGTTCAAGTATCAAGACCACAAGGGCATGACCCCAGCTCGCTACGAAAAAGGCATCAAATTCCTCCAAGACCAAATCGCTAAACTGAAAAAGCCATGACCCTGCTCGAGCAATGCAATGCCGATGTGTTCAAAGCAATACTCGACATCAAAGAAAAGAACCCCAGCTTTGGCGAGAGGATTATCAGCATCCTGCAAAGCCACACATCGCCTTTTGATGTGACTTGTGGCGATATGCTTTGGTTCTCTGCTCATCTACCCATTGAAATTTGGAACTTAAAACTCCACACCTTCTCCCTTCTATTCCAATCACAAGAAACCACCACAATGCCATGAGCCACCTCGTCACAATCCCCAAGAGCGACATCAGCAAGGCTGAAATCGCCGACATCGCCGCCGCCCTCACCCTCCGCATACTGGAGGGCGAGGTCAATCCAGTAGCCGCACACGTTCGCCTAAAAGCCGTCATCAAGGCCGTTGAGCAAGTCCTCAAAGCAACCGAGGATGCCGTAAGGGACGAAGCAGAAAAGAACGGCAAAACCTTCTCAGCCTTTGGTGCTGACATCCAAATCAAGGAGGGGTCGCTTACTCCTGACTACTCCTGCGACCAAGTATGGAGCGACCTGCAAGCAAGCATGAAAGGGCGAGAGGAGCAGTTGAAGATGGCTTTCCGCAATGCGGGAAAGATGACGGTCATTGATGAAGCCACAGGCGAGGTCGTTCCTGTCTGCCCCGCCAAGGGAACCAAGCCGTCCATCGCTGTAACCTTCAAGTGATGACGAAGCCAGCGCACCTAAAGAAAGAGCGAGGCGTGCAACTCATCGGCAGGGTGGCAGGATTAAACGCCACCCTACTGCTGATGGATAAGCCCTACAGGGCCACCGAATTAGCTAAGGCACTCAACGTCCAGATTCGTGTGGTTTATCGCATCCTCAACGACCTAAGAGCCACGGGCCACCTATATTCGCACCGCTGCTACTTTTGGTTCGACCCTAAGAAGAACAACGACTTACAACATCTAATCCCAATCAAAGACCCAAACCTTTAACCCCCAACCCCATGAGCAACTACACCCCACAACCCAACACCTTCTCCCTGTTCGCCAACGACAAAGGCGACAACCCCAAGCGTCCTGATTACCGTGGGGAACTAATTATGCCCGATGGAACCAAGATGCGCCTCTCCGCATGGGTGCGTGAATCAGCCAACGGAGGCAGGAAGTTCCTGAGCGGCAAGGTCGAGCCGATGCAAGAACAGCAACAATCTGCACCATCTCCACAAAAAGATGGCGATGATTTGCCATTTTAGTGTAAATTTGCCCTAAGTTTACATTTACCAATATAGCCCATTTGTAATTGCAGCCAAATGGTGCTTTCGATAAAGGGTTCCCTCTTAACCCCCGCCCCGGCTGCTGCAATCAGTCGGGGTTTTTTTATCTTACCCTATGGCAACAATTTCAGTATTCAAATCAGGCAAAGGATCCTCCACTCGCAACACGATCCCTGACGAACACCTTGACTTCGCCGAGTACATTACCAACATTCAGGAAGGCTATTGGTACAACGAGGTAACCGCATACCGTAGCAACAAAAGCGAGGAAACCAAGCGCAGGCTCACTGCCGTAACGCCCAGCGGTAAGTTTAAGAAACAGGGCAGGGATGGCCTCGATCAGCATTCGGGTATTCTCTGCATGGATATTGATGCCAAGGACAACGATGGCGTAAACATGAAGGCACTGCTGAACGATGAGTTCCTGCTTGCCATGCACAAGTCGACTGGAGGCGAAGGCTATGCCGCATACTATCGCATCGAACCCGATCGGCATCTTGATGCGTTTTATGCATTGGAGAAACGATTGGCAGACAAGTTCCACATCATTGTTGACCCAGCCTGCAAGGATGTATCTCGCCTCCGATTTGTCAGTCATGATCCCGAAGCCTTCTACACTGAACGCAAGGTCGCAGTTTTTAAGGCATATCTGCCTAAGTCCAAGGCAACACCAGCACCAAAGTTCTATCCCCATGGTGAGCATGACGTTGAACACATCCTCCAGCAAATTGAAGCCAAGCGCATTGACCTGACTGCATCATATGCTGATTGGGTCAAGATCGGTTTTGCCATTGCCGCAAAATATCAGGACGCTGGTGCAGACCTGTTCCATCGGGTTTCCGCAATATCCCCCAAGTACAACGCCGAAGCCTGCGACCGCAAGTACCGAGCCTTATGCCAAACTCGTGGGAATACCGTGTCCTTTGCATCGTTTATGTGGCTTGCTAAGAATGCAGGCGTAGAGATCCAAACGCCTGAAACCAAGCACATCGTATCCACCGCCAAGTCGCACCGTATGCGTGTGGGAACCAACGGCGGACCAAAGGATATTGCATCAGCAACCGAGCAGGCAGTCAGGATCCTTCGAGAGATTGATCAAATAAACATTGAGCAGGTAGAAGAAATCGTTGCCCACACCATGCAACTGGATGGCGATGAACTTAAGTCCGCCGCAACCGAGGATTCACCTGTAAAGCAGATTAAAGCGTACCTGCGATCCTATGATCTGCGCCGCAACGCCGTTACCAGAAACATCGAGATCCACGGCTTACCCATCAACGACACTGACCTCAACAACATCTATGTGGCGTGTTTGGAGAATTTTGGCAAAAAGGACGTATCCATGCAGTTGGTCAACGCCATCGTGGATTCCGATTTCGTGCCAACTTACAATCCGTTCTTGGAGTTCTTTGCAAAAAACGCACACCGCCAACCCACTGGATGCATTGAAGCCTTGACCAACACCATCACAAGCCATACCCAAGAGCATCAGTTCATCCAACTCTGCATTCTCAAATGGTATTGCTCCGTGGTTGCAAGTATGCAAGGCGAATACTCCCTTGCAATCTTGGTGCTTTGCGGCGATCAAGGTATCGGCAAAACCAACTTCTTTCGTCACCTGCTCCCCGCTGAACTGCGGCCATACTATGCCGAATCAAAACTGGATGCTGGCAAGGATGACGAAATCCTCATGTGCAAGAAGATTATCCTCTGCGATGACGAATTTGGAGGCAAGTCCAAGCAGGAGGCCAAGAAACTTAAGGAGCTATCCTCCAAGCAGACATTCAGCATCCGCAAGCCTTATGGCCGTGTCCATGAAGATCTCAACCGCTACGCCGTGCTATGCGGCACGTCCAACGATGAGGAAGTCATCAATGACCCAACAGGAAACAGGAGGATCCTGCCAGTGGTGATCGCAGATATTGACTGGGATGCCTACGAAGCAATCGACAAAACCGATCTACTGATGGAAGCCTACCATTTAGTGCAGAAACTTGGCGCAGACGCTTGGCAGTTAAACAAAGCTGAAATTGGGATCTTGAATAAGCACACCCAGCTAAACGTCCAGCCTGCCGTTGAAAAGGAGCTATTCTTCAAGCTATTCCGAATTGCTACCGATGAGCAGGATCCCGAAGGCAAGTGGCTGACCAACTCCGAGATCAAAGACATCATCGAAACTTATTCGAAGCAAAAAGTTTCCGCACACAAACTTGGGGCGATCCTAAAGTCGCTTGGATGCAAAAAAGTATGCCGAAGGGAGCGAAATTTCCTTGGATGCTATTTTGTAGTCAGATTATTCGAAAAAAGTGACTACGCCCAAATGCCTAATAATAAAGGCGTTCCGTTTTAAGTAGTCAGTGTAGGCAGTTTTTTATGCAATTTCCTTTAGGCAATATATACGAGCGTGTGCGTGTGCGTGTGTGTGTACTATATATACTCATAAGAAAAAAAGTAACTACAAGTGACTACACTGACTACAACCGCCTCCACGCTATCAGGAAGGCCGTTTTTTGTAGTCACTTCTCAAAATTCAAAGTGACTACAAGTGACTACGCTTAGACCCTACCAAACCAAAGCTATTGACCTGATGCGGACAAGTATCGCAGCGGGCAAGAAGCGAATCATCCTCTGCGCTCCCACTGGAAGCGGAAAGACAGTTATGTTCACCTACATGGTGGCCTCCGCCCTGCAACGAGGTAAACGGTGCATGATCTTCACCGATCGGGCAGAACTGCTGAAGCAATCCAACGGCGCGCTTGACCAGTTCGGGATCGTGCCGACATTGATCGAGGCAGGCAAGACCCGATTGGACGTATCGGGATCATGTTTCATAGCCATGGCGCAGACCTATTCCCGCCGCAAGAACAACGCTGACTACGCCGATCTCATTGCGGGGATGGACTTGGTCATCATTGACGAAGCGCACAAGCAAACCTTCAACCCACTGCTGCCCTACATCAACCCCAACGCCGTAGTCATCGGGGCCACGGCAACGCCCCTGCGCCGTGGGAACCAAGAGTGCCTTTCCAAGTTCTACCAAGCCCTGCATAATCCAGTGCAGGTACAGGAACTGATTGACCAAGGGTTCTTGGCAAGCCCCATAACTTACGGCATGACCATGGACTTGTCGGGCATTCGCATGAAGGGCAATGACTACGACACCGAGCAGATGGCTTCGGTGTACTCAAAGCGCAAGGTATTCGATGGCGTTGTCCAGAACTACGGCCGCCACTGCAGAGGCAAGAAGGCGATTCTGTTTGCCAGCAACATCGCATCGAGCAAAGAGGTCTGCAACGCTTTGCAGATTGCAGGGCATAACGCCCGCCATGTGGATGGGGATATGCGCAAGCAAGAGCGTGCCGCCGTGCTGGATTGGTTCAAGAACACGCCCGATGCTATCCTGTGCAACTGCGACCTGATGACCACGGGCTTTGACGAGCCAACCATTGAGGTGGTTATCCTGTATAGAGCAACGGCAAGCCTGCCCCTCTATATGCAGATGGTGGGCCGTGGTTCCCGTGTAACCACAACCAAGCGAGAGTTTACCATCCTTGACTTCGGCAACAACGTCAACCACCATGGGTTTTGGGATGCGAGGCGTGATTGGTCGCTGAAGAAGAAACGCAAGCGCAAGTCCGATGGCGTTGGCGGAGCGAAGAACTGCAAGGCTTGCGATGCTCTCATTCCTGTTGCCGTGATGGTTTGCCCGCATTGCAAGTACGAGTACGAGCGCAAACCCCAAGAGCGTGCCGAAACTGTTACCCTACACCTGATGACCAAGGCCCAAGGGATGGAAGCGGCCAAGACCAGCACCATGTACCAAAAGGCACAACTTGCGAAAGCCAAGGTAATTTCGCCATATTGGGTATTGCACACACAATGCAAGACCAAAGAGGAAGCCCTGCAATTTATCGCCTTCATGGGATACAAGCCGGGTTGGGTGTACCACAACAAAGACCGATTCAAAATCCTACAATAATGAGCGAGTTTAAGATTCAAGCCGAATGCTTCCAGTGGCACTGGAATAACTTTCCCGACCAGCGTGGTCGATTGTTTACTGTAAACAACAACGCACCATCTGCCTATGCAGGAAGCGTGATGAAGGCCATGGGCGTGGTTGCAGGGGTTAGCGACATGATTTGGTTATCGTCTAAGGGAGCCGTGTTCTTGGAGTTCAAGGACGAGCGAGGCAGGCAATCCCTCTCCCAAAAGTGGTGGCAGGGGGTCGTAGAGGCAGTTGACTACAAGTATGTAGTCATCCGAAGCCTTGAGGATTTCCAGAAGATGCTGGCTGAATGTTCCTAATTTGTGTATATCTTTACCGAACTAAACCCTAAACCCATGAAACCAACCCCCACCGATTTCCGCCGCTGGCAGATTCACATTAGAAAGGCTTGTGCCACCTGCCTCACCCCCGACCACGCCGAAACCATTTCCCCCTTTCGGGTAAATTGGGTACTGCTTGGCCATATCCTTAACGCCAAAAAAGCCTAAGCTATGGAATGGACACGCCTAACCCCTGAAACGATGCCCGACAAGATGGAGGAAGTCTTCATCGCTCTGCATGACGGAAACTACGCCGTGGCTTGGCTCGTTGGCGAGCAGACGCAGACCTTCACCAACATTCACGGCGAAGCGTGGTGGACGCATGAGGTCAGTCATTGGATGTACCCTAAAAAGCCATAGCCATGACCCCAGTACTCATCAACCATATCGTTGACACCACCGCAATGGTACTCGGAATCAGCCGAGAAGCCATCTGCTCCAGTTCCCGCAAGAGGGCAAACGTCATCGCTCGCAACATCATCACCGACGTTGCCTACAACGACTTCCTGTTCAAGTACCACGAAATCGGGGCAGTCCTCAAGCGCAACCACTCCACGCTCATCAAGAACAAACTCTCCTACGAGCAGGACATCATCGCAACCCCCGAAATAAAGTACATCCGCAGACAAGTTTTGCACAATGCGCAGGATTTTTTGTTAAATCTTTACGGAGGTTATAATTCTAAGTAGGTGCGACTTACGTCGTCGGTGAGCCTACGATAATCGGCAAATCCGTGAGATTCGGATGGGGGGGTGCTTAACTGCATCCCCCTATTTTTTTGCATACCTTTGCATATGCAGTCAGCCGAAACCGTAATCCTTGACCTCTATCGTTCAGGCGAAATCAAGAAGGCCTGCATCACCATCACAGGCGGTGACCCGCTTTGGAGGGACTTGGAACAGGAATGCGTCCTCATCCTGCTCGAAAAAGACCCCGCCAAGATTCTGCAAATTCAAGAGCAGGGGTACTTCAAATTCTACGTCGTGCGCCTCCTGCTGAACCTGTACCGAGGCAAGAACAACCAGTTCGCCCAAAAGTACAGGCATCACGACATCACGGAGGAAATCGACCCAAACGCTGATATGACCCACGAAGAGTACAGTTCCCTCGTTGACGATATGTGGGCGATTGCCGAATCGGAGATGGATTCTTGGGCGAAGGAGGGGGCGTTTCCGTATGACAAGGAACTGCTGAAACTGCACATGGCGACAGGGAACATGAAGAAGTTGTCAAGAGATACAGGCATCCCCTATCGCTCGGTCATTTATTCCATCGAGCAAGCCAAGGCCAAAATCAAAGCCGCAATTCTACTAAAACATGGAAGTAATCCTGACGCTACTCGTTAGCAGTTTGACCGCCCTCGCCATTGCCGAGTACCACGTCCTGCCGCAGGCTTGGTATCGCACATGGCTGGGAAGGCACAAGCCATTCTCCTGCGTGACTTGCCTATCGTTTTGGACAGGATTTGTCCTCACCTTGCTCACCTGCGACTGGATGCTCGCCCCCGTTTATGGCCTTGCCTCGGCAGGGCTGACCGTTGTCATCCTGCAACTGACCAACCGATGACCGCAGCCGAATACCTATTGGCTCAAAAGCATCGCCACTATTGGGAACAATATCAGGCCGCCCTGTTCATGCGACTGACCCCCGAAGCGGTCCACGACTTGCAGACCATCCTCGTGGCTCACGGCAGGCCAAACACGAATTGGTGGTGTGCGGACTGCGTAAAATCTGCGCTCTCCTACATTTACGAACAGGCGGACCAATTCGCCGAAGCAAATCAGCAGACCGTATCCCATGCCCTTACCAATCCCGCAACCCAATGAAACCAGCGACCAGTTCCTCAGTCGTTGCATGACCAATGCCGCAACCAATGCAGAGTTCCCTGATGCCCAGCAACGCCTTGCGGTATGCGGCAACATCTACGCCAACCACAAGCGACAGGCTTTCGAATCCTATGCTGACTACGGCGAAGGGGTACGCAATAACGCCAAGCGGGGGATTGAACTCAACGAGCGTAACGGCAACAAGTGCGCAACCCAAACAGGCAAGGTCAGGGCGCAGCAACTCGCAAGCGGTGAAGCGATTTCCCTTGCAACGATTAAACGGATGCACTCCTACCTATCTCGTGCAGAAACCTACTACGACAACGCTGATTCTACCAGCGATTGCGGCTACATCTCCTACCTGCTATGGGGCGGCAAAGCGGCCCTTGGGTGGTCAAGGAATAAACTCCGAGAACTTGGCGAACTCGACGAAGGCTGACCCCGAAGCGCAGGTCCAAGCCCGCATGGATTCGCTGATGATGGTCATCACGACCCTCTGCGACTGCATTGGTGCGGTGGACGAATCCAACTCGCCCAACGCTTTTGCGGTCAAGATGAAAATCGTGGACAAGATTGACGAACTCATTGATAAAATCGAATACTGATGGGAGCAGGAAGGCCAAGGATATTTGCGACACCTCAAGACCTTTGGGATGAGTTTACCGAATACTGCGATAAAACCAAGGAACGGCCTATCATCGTAAAGGATTGGGTAGGGCCAAAGGCTATCGAGGTTTATCGGGAGAAGGAAGCCCCGCTGACCATGGAGGGGTTTAGGTTGCATCTTTGGGATAAGGGTATTGCTGATGGAGGAAAGGAGTATTTTCTTAATCGCACAGGAGCATATCAAGAGTTTTCCACCGTCTGCTCACGCATAAAGGAATCCATCCGAGCCGACCAAATCAAAGGAGGCATGGCGGGTATCTACAACCCATCCATCACCCAGCGATTGAACGGCTTGGTCGAAAAGCAGGAAACGAGCATAACGATAGAGCAGCCGTTGTTCGGCGATGGAGTTTAAGTACACCACGGCCATCAAGAAGATTCGGGCGATGACCGCTCGGAAGAAAGTCATACAGGGCGGTACATCTGCGTCCAAGACCTTCGGCATCCTTGCGGTCCTGATTGACCATGCGGCTCGCCATCCAAAGTCCGAGATTTCGGTCGTGTCCGAATCCGTGCCTCACCTTCGCAGGGGGGCGATTAAGGACTTCGCCAAGATTATGCAATGGACCCATCGCTGGGTTGCAGACCGTTGGAACAAGACCCTCCTGCAGTACAACTTCGCCAACGGTTCAACGATTGAGTTCTTTTCTGCTGATTCCGAGGCACGCTTACGAGGGGCAAGGAGGCAAATCCTCTACATCAACGAGGCCAACAACATCGACTTTGATTCCTACTACCAGCTCGCCATCCGTACATCGCAGGAGATTTACATCGACTTCAACCCGACCCATGAGTTCTGGGCGCATACCGAAGTCCTGCCCGAAACCGATGCGGAGTTCCTGATTCTTACCTACCAAGACAACGAGGCCCTGCCTGATACGATTCGAAACGATATTGAACTAAACCGAGCCAAAGCCGAAACCTCCGCCTATTGGGCGAATTGGTGGAAGGTGTACGGCATGGGTCAGGTTGGAACCCTCCAAGGTGCGATATACGGGGACTTCTCGGTAGTTGAGGGCATAGACCCATCCACAATGAAATTCGTCGCCTACGGCCTCGATTGGGGCTTTAGCAACGACCCCACGGCATTGGTCGCCGTGTACCGCAGGGGGGATGACCTCTTTGTCCATGAACTGCTGTACAACCGTGGCCTCACCAACTCGGACATTGCCGCCAAGTTGAAGGAGTTCGGCATTACGAGGGCGTGGGAGATTGTGGCTGATAGCGCAGAACCCAAGAGCATTGAGGAAATCTATCGGCTCGGATTCAACATCAAGCCAGCAAGCAAAGGGCCCGATAGCGTCAGGCAGGGCATTGACATCGTGAAGCGGTTCAATCTTCACATCACCAAGGATTCGACAAACCTGATAAAGGAACTCCGCTCGTACACTTGGGCCACCGACAAAGAGGGCAAGGACACGGGGGTTCCCATCGATTCGTTCAACCACGCCTGCGATGCCCTGCGTTATGTGGCTCTCAACAAACTTGCGGTCAGTAACTCGGGAAGGTATTTGGTGGTGTAACTTTGGGGCATGAACCTCGAATCCATCATTGATACGCTTTTGATTTTTGGCAGATTCGTCCTGCTATTGGTCTTGATTTTTGCAATCGCTTCCCTATGAAACTCATCCACTACTACCACATCTATTGCGGAGGCGGCGGCCAATGGCAACTTATCATGA